TCAAAAACATCAATAGAATTAGGCTATTTCTCATGCTTGGCGGTATCCGTACACGGTGATAGTTCCCTGCATTGTGCCGGAACTTGTGAACACGGTTAGTCCAGTTGCTTGATATGTGGTGTTTAAGAAATGGCCACCAGCGGAGGCAACCCATGATGTATGTGCTGAGTTGTCGCCTGACGATGCAACTGTCGCAAAAGTTGGCTGTGCCTTTTGAGGCCCACACGCCTCAATAACTGCCATAGCAGGAATTGTTGTGTTGGTAAAAAGCAAAGTCCATGAAGTATCTGCGCCACCACCGTTAGTTGATGTCGTTGCATTCCATAACATATTCTGCAGTGACCAGTAGTACTGAGCAGTGACATTGTCTGCGCCACCAGAACGCCAACGCAACGCCACAACGCTGTTGGCTGACACGCTGTCAATCTGCACAATAATTCGATAGTTCGTATATGTGCTGTCAAAGCATGAGTTAATGGATTTGGTTCCTGCACCAGAAAAGGTTGCCGATGTTATGTAAGTCAATCCGCTGTTAGCCATATTGTTGGCATCGGCAGCTGTGAGGACTTGCCCAGCGACGAAGGTTGATGTAACGGTCATATCAGTATCCTAATTTGTTGAAGTTGAGTCTGCCCTGAACTGCGTTGTCGAGAATCAGGTAAGAGTTGAGGTCTGCGCCAGACAGATAGAACGTGTAGCGCGACGAAGATGGTGAAGCCGTGAACGATGCGCCTTCAATGATGGCGTAATAAGTCGTGCCGCGAAAGGCGACAGTTACTGCGTAGCCGATGCAGTCCCAAAACCCTGTGCCAATTGCGTCTAGTTTCATTGAGTTTTGCGCTTCGGCAAGGCATGAGACAGAAGCCAGGGAGAATGTTGTTGTCCCGTATTGGGTTAGCAGATAGTTAGCAAAGTCAAGAGCCTGGCCAGTTCCGCTGTTGAAAGTCTGAAGGTTCAGGTTTCTGTATGGTGCTGATCCGCTTGAGGAAACTTGGGCTGTGTAACTTTCGGGCGAAACTGTGATTTGTGTGAAGTAGTTCTGACCGAGACTTTGAAAGTCAATAGCGTCGTAGACCTGATTGGTTGCGTTGTTGCTTGTGTCGGAAAAGTTAATTGTCGAGTTGAAACTTGAGTATTTGGAGAGTGCCACGACGGAGTTGCTGCCCTGGCGGATGCGTCCGTTGAGCGTTGTTGTAAATTTGTTGAACCAGTCCGCCCATGAGTTAGTGACTGTGGTTGCTGAGAGTGTCGGGTTGTCGTAGGTGCCGTAGTTGTTTGTGACAGTTAGACCAGTCTGAGTTGCAGCTGCTGTTAGTTGTGCTGAGGCTGTGCCTGCGCCCATTGCGTATCCGTTGCCCCTGGCGCGTCCCCATTGGGCGAGTGCGCCTTCTGCGCGGATGGTGAGGCGGTCTGAGTTTCCGACTTGTGTGCCGGAGTTGTAGACAATGCCGTACTTGACTTGGGTATCTGTGATGCGTCCGTACCAGATGATTTTGCTTGTCGTTGAGTTGGTGATTCTGATGAATGTTCCGGTGACCATTGCCGTGATGGGCGAGTAGTAGCCCGTCGGGTACCAGACATCTATTGAGCAAGTATCGGCTGAGTAATTGTCTACAAGCGCGCGTCGACCTATACCGATTGAAACGCCTTGAACATTGGAAAGCGTTGTGAAGGTGATGTTGTCTGTTGAGTAGGCGACGGTGTAGTTCTGTGGCATTAGTAAAGGTTCGCCGTGGTTATTGGGACTGATCCGTTGTTGCGCATATAGTCGCGAAGCGCATCGACGACTGCGTTCGGGTCTCCGCCGTTGACGTTGAAGATGATGTCTCCGAAGCCTTGAAGACCACCGATGCCTGCGGTTTCAAATCCACCTGGATTGCCTGGAGTGTTGTCAAATACTTCTGGGGCTGCTTTAACTGCTTTAGGTGGTAGGGCAGGGATAGATGCAGGGGTTTCACCAGCTGCGCCTGATACTGCCGAACCGCCGAACATTGCTTCGGCTTGTTGTGTAGTGACTGGACGATTGGTTGAAGGGTTTGCAGCTATTAACTGATCAAAAGTTGGAAGACCTTTAACTTTGTAATCGCCTAATTCGCCTGTGCGAAGAAAGTTGATTACCGATAGTGGCAAGGCGAGCGCGTTCATAATTCCGTTTACAAGTCCAGCAATCGAGTTGTAGATTTTGCCGAACGTGTTAATCATGCCGTCGGCGTCAGTGCCTAGACTCGTAATTTCTTTTCCAAGTTGTGCAACTCCTCCTGCAGCACCTTTAAGACCGAACGCTTCAGCGATGCGAACTGCAGAATCTCCAAGTTCGGTCAAGATTGGAAGCACCTTGTAGCCGATTGACTCTTGAAGTTCGCCAAGAGTGATTTTGAGGCGTGCCATGACCCCCTCGTAAGTCTTTGCTTTTTCGGCTGCGGAACCGCTGAAACGATCCTCGAGCATCCCCTGGACTTTTTCGAATCCTGCTGCCTTCAATGTTGCTGCGTCATACCCGACGCCAAGTTTCGCCAGAGCCCCGTAGGAGCCCTCCTGAGCCTTTGAAATTGCGTTTGCTGTTGCTTCTACCGATTTGCCCGTTGAGGCACTCAGGTCGAGGCTGAGGTTGAGGAGGTCTTGAGCCTTGCTGACGTCTCCAGTAGCCCGAACAAGTCGACCGAGTGCCGGACGAAGTTCGTCGTCTGCGACCCCGACTGCGCGTTGTGTTTTGTCAATGTACTCCTCGACGCCTTTGATTTGAAGATCTGAGGCGGTCGTTGTTGCCTTGATTGAGTTGGCAAGTTGAACTTGTGCTGCTTGGTCTTCGGCTGCTGCTTGTGCTGCTTTGAAAAGGACTGCTCCTGCAGCTGCTGCGCTTGTTGCTAACGCTGCGAATCCAATCATGGCGACTTTGGCTGCTTGTTGCGCTGCGAAGCCGACTTTCTCGGTTCCTGTTTCTAGGTTCTTGAATTCGTTGAGGGCGGACTTGATTCCTTTGCCGTCGAATTCTGTGATGATTGGGATTGCTAGAGCCATTAGTCAAGTTCTTTCTGGACGCGTTTGATTGCTTCCTTTGACGCCTTTAGCATCTCACGCTCAATCTCTCCACGCTTGCGAAACACGGCAGGCCCGAGAATGCGTGTAGTGCCTGGGCGAAGTTGTCCGAGTGAATCTCCGAGAAGGTTTTGGTTGGTGCGTCCTGCTGCTTCAAATACTGCAGCTGCGACATTTGTTTGCGTGATGTAGATCAGGGATGTTGCTTCACGGCTTGCGTCGACTTTTAATTTGACGCCTGATATTGCCCGAGCAACCGAGAACGGAAATATCTTTTTATTCTCCTGTTGCCATTTGCGAGCCATGCCAGAAAGAGGAACTTTTGTGTAGCCCGCTTGGACTTCTTTAATGGCAGGTTCGGCAATGCGTGAGGCGTCTTGGACAAATTGCTTGCGCAAGCCTGGCTCAACTTTGTTGAGGGAACGAATGGCTTCTTTGAGTCCTGTGATTTCGATGCTTGTGTTTGTTGTCATCGCCTACGCCGTGACTCTTTCTGTTGCTCTTTTAACACGTCGACAACTGTGAAGAGATCCTCTGTGTCGAAGGGAATACTTGGTGTCCAATACCCTGTCGCGACAAGTACTTCGGCTAGAGAGCGTCGGTAGCTGCCGCGTCGGTAGGGTTTGGCTCATCTGAGTTGACCACCTCGACCGATTGAATTCGCCGAATGTAATCGTCAAAGATTGCCGGAACGACAACGCCTGATTGTTTTGCGGATTCGTATGCAAAGAACGCAAGGTCTTCTGCTCCGATGCCGTTTGCAAGCGACGATGCTTGTCGTTTGGTTTTGCGTTCCCATGCGACAACAACAAAGAGATTCGTTGTGACTTCATAGGCTTCGCCTTCGTTCGGTGTGACTTTGAGTGTGATTTTCATGTTTCCCTCTGTTGATTATTACGGTGCGGTTATGTCTCGAACCCAGGTTCCACCTGTCCATTGCGCCGTTACGGTGCTAAGGGAGCCAACGGTTGAGTTGATCGGGGTGAAGGAGGCCAGCATGGCATTACTTATGACGTATTCTGGATTGCTCGCAGACTCTGTCGTGCCAGAAGGTGAGATGGTCAATGTGGTTGTTCCGGTGCCTAAGCATGAAGCAAGGATTGCCTCAACCTCGGCTGCGCCGTAGGAAAGGAAGAAGTCAATTGAGACGTCTACTGTTTGCAAGCCTTGAGTGAAACGGTGACCTGTGTCGCCGAACGCTGTTGACTCGAGAGAGTCGAAGCCGACTGTGATTGTGCAAGCGTTGCCCTGATCCGACAAGTCGGTTGTGGTTACGCCTTGCGTGATGTTGATGGTGGCATTCGAGAGGAATGTTGATGTTGCCATTGTGGCTCCTTAGTTTCTACGCACGGCGATAGCCACCGTGAGGTCGTATGTGGGTATGTCTTGCCCGCCGTAGTTCGCGTTGCCTGGACGGGCGTCTACGACTGCGATGGACGAGTTCATAATGGTGTCAACAGTTGACATGAGATAGTCGCCTGAGTCCTGGTTGCCTGGAGGAGCTGCCAAGACTCTGACGGGAATCCGAAAGTCGCCGACGTTGTATGTCCATGAAGTCATTGAGGGGAGTTCAATCATGACGGACATTGGGCGCGCGTTTCGGGGATCTGTGACGGGTTTGAGACCGAGAGCGGTGAGAGCGGTTTTGATTGCGTTGACTGCGTCGACGAGGATTCCTGTGGCAG